GGCGTCGTCGCCGTCCACGAACATTCGCCAATCGCACTCAGGAACGTCCAGCTCCTCCATGGCGGTGGTAATGAATACACTTTGCAGTATACTGTTCCCACAGCCGGTATTAGCGTCGCCGGACATGCGATTTCCTTTCACTTTGTAACTCACAGTGCCATCTTTGCACCTTGCGCTGCATTTATTGGTCAACTGGGCCTGACCAAATGCGCCAATTTCTGAAATAACTTCTTTTCCCCAACCCGCCGTGTGCGCGGCAATCTTATACACTTTCCATTCAGCTTTCAGCGCACCTACGCTCACATGTGCGTCGAACGCGCTTCCATCCAGGTCTACCACAACTGGGTCCACCATTCCGGATACGAGCTCGCGCAAGTACTGCATGCGTCTGTGCGGGTTGAACCCCTTGGCACAAGTGTACTCCTGGTAGGAGTTAAATAAGAATTTACCCCGGTAAAACGCGTGCTCAAGCGGCTTGGACCACATGAACATGCGCGAGGTAAATTTTGGGTTGCGGAACTGGATCACCCGCGGTTTCCATCTTTTTCCAGGTTTTACTTTTGTCCACTCATCCTTCACGAATGCTTTTACCCCACTATCCCGCTTGATGTCGAAATCAGGATCTAAAAGCGCGTCCATATACAGTTTGCGCTTACGTGGGGGAAATTTGTTAAGTTCTTGTTCAAATTCTTCGGTAGTGTACGGACGACCCGTCTGCCGCCCGAGACGTACTGCGAGCCGGCGAAGGACCTTACCGAAACTTCGGGGAGGATTCCATGGTGTATATGGGATATAGACTCTGGTGGCGAGCCCTTCCGTGAGATTGCCAACGGTGTTGTCAGCATTTTTGTACTCTTCCATCAATACGTCAGCAAAATTATACACGACGCAATTTCTCTCTTTCACCGAACACAACAGTTTCGTGCGAACGGTGGCCGCATCCTCCCGTGGTACCGAACGATTGATGGGAAATCGTTCGACGGAAAGAATGCGGCTTGCTAAAAATCCTCGCCGGAGGCGACAGAAGCGGCCCATGCGCACATGGTAATGAACCGCGGGATTTGGTAGTACTTCCCAAGGATCTCTTCCAAGCGACGCCGCAACCACAGTTTGGGGTTCGCACCGTCATAATTCCTTAATAGACAGTGCGCAACCCAAAGAGCGGCAAATGCACCGTCATTTGGTTCAGGCTCATCTTGGGCCTGAAATTTCGATCTCCTCTCCTGTCGCTCAGCATAGAATTCCTTGCCAAGCTCAATTGCATCATTTGCTAGATGGTCTTCAACGGAACAGTTCATGGCCGTGAAGAGTAGTGAGAGTGCGGCCTCTTTATTCGGGCAAGTTGCGAAAACATCACTTACCAGAGTGCCGTCTCTATTTTCAATATTGCTGGGTCGTTCGAAGGAAGCTATGGTGGCTTGAGACGCTTTCGCAACCAAAGTGCTAGGTCGGCAGCGTATAAAATCATCCCATGCCAGGTCCCAAAGTCCCTCCACACCAATGTACCTTCCCAAAAAGTTAACTGCGTCCTGGTTGGAACAGGCTTCGGCATATCGAGCAGATTCATCCTCTTCGATGACTTCTCCAGATGCAAGTCTGTCGTCCTCGAACAACGTACAAGCATCCTGCTTAACACACCAATGTTCCACCAAAGCTTCAAGCAGAACCCGAGCCCGTTTGGACCTAGGCTTAAGGTTAGCACCAATGGCGATCTTCTCTGATGCT